TCAAAGCTCTGCGAAGTGAAACGCCATCTGCTCGGGGACAGCATCCTCGCCGAAGATGATGGCCGCCATCGCTTCCACAGCCCGCCCGCCAATCTTCCGCGCCCATGTCTCCGAGATGTACAGGTCCACTGCTAGTTCCACCCATGTTTTCCGCTCGAAATAGTAGCCCCTCAGCAGATACTGCTCCCGATCGCCGAGACAGGAAAGTGCATGGTCGACAAGCTTCAGCCGGTGCTCGATGGCGTCCGCCTGGGCATCGCACCATGCCGCCGTCTTGGCCTTCTTTGCGCGCCGATCGGCGGCTGCCTCCACGGCGTTGAGCTCTGGTGAACCGCCGCCAACCTGGTCCCCGTACTTTGAAATCGGTGCCGCGATATCGAAGTCCTTCGAAAGCTCCTCTCGGATTGTCTTTGCTCGCATACGCATACTCTCCGCCGTCCCGCGCATCCGGCCGTACTGGCTCATGTAGCGCTTCACGATTTCAACGTAGTCATTGTATTTCTTAAGCTCTTTCACGATATCTCCTCCCCGCACAAAAGCCAGGGAGACGTGCAGCCTCCCTGGCATACCATCATTCCTTTCGGCTCAAAGCCATTGCCTGCTCCTCGTCTTCAATGCGCTGCAGCTCCCTCAGCCACTTGCAATTTCGCCGACGCTTGTTGCCCGTGATCCTGAAAACAACCACCAGGCTCACCCATGCCCCAAAGCAAAACGCCAGCCAGATAATCAGCAAGTTCACGATGTCCATTTAATCACCTCCAAATCTTTCCCGTCTGCTTGTCGCGCAGGACCACGCGCTCCTCGATGTCGAAGCCGAATTCGCTGGCCGCGAAGCGCACGATGCTCATCAGGTGCTTGATGCGCGAAAGTGACTTGGTATCATGTTCATTTAGTGGCGGCTTTTTAAGTACTCTCGAAAAGACTTTGTCTGCGACTGGGTCGGTGTATCCTTCTTCATTCCTCAGCATGGTCATTCTCCTCTCCAAGATCCACCAGCTCCAAGACCCCGACCTTGTGGATCCGCTGCTGAATCCGCCTTTTGTGGCTCGGGTAGGTCATCCACTTCAACGATTTGTAGGTCTTGCCGGTCTTTCTGGCAATCTCCTCAAGCGTGCCATCCGCAAGATTCTGTTCGCCCTTATAAAGGGCATAGATGCGGCTCATGCCAAGCTGCCTCCCTCCTCGGCCTCGCCGTACTGGCGCAGCTGGTTCTTGCAGTTGACCATCTCGGCCGCCAAGCGGAACTGCTCGGGCGTCGTCGCGTTGACGAGAAGCGTCAGCGCACAGATGGCAGTATCGACCATCTCTTCGATGAAGGCCGCATGGCTCTTCTCGTCGAGGGTGCACTGCCACCGATCATAGGCCTCCTGCGCCTCATTGCACTCGCCGCGGATGTGCAGAATCTGCGCATGATAGTCGAGCGTGTCGGCCTTCGTCACGTGTGGGCGAACGGGGTGCAGGAGCCGCAGGTCGTACAGTGACGGCTCATCCTGGAACGCATCTGGGAACTCTTCGCGCAGTGCGAGCTCGGCACGCTGGCAGATTTCCGACGCTTCGCCCAATAGGTTGTAGTCGCCGCTCATGAAATCGCCACATTCGAGTGCCTTGAGCGGGCAGGTCTTGCTCTCGCATCCGTGGTAGTCTCCTTTCGCGTCAATGCCGCCGTACTTCTGGCAGCACCGCCCCGTCAGCTCGATATATTTCTCAGTGTCCATCTTTCTGCGCTCCCTTCTTCGCATCCAGAGCTCTGAATGCCCGATCAATCGATTTGGTCATGCTCCAGCCAATCTCTTCTTCGATAGCGTCATTGATGTCAGATGACCGGATCTTGCCGTCGTGCAAACCGTCCTGATACACGACGAACTGCTCAACAAACCTTTCGAGCCTCGTGGCCCCGAAAGGCGCGCCGAGGCCGCCGTCCCGCAGGAAGCCGATAACGGAGGCGAATGCGTCGGCAACACCAGTTGCATACGCCTCGGATGGCTTCTGGATGTCCCGCCGAAGCTTCTTGTAGATCCTGTTGGCTGTCTGTTCTTCAGCTGCCACCTGCATGGCCGTGAGTGTCTTCTGTATCGTCTCGACGTCTGCTCCCGGCAGCGCCCGGTTCAGTTTCCGCCGCATTCTCCTTGCTGTACTCATTTCACTCTCCACCTATACCCTTATATGCGTTTTGCTATAGATGCCTGTTCTAGCGCGTCTCAGGCGCTCAGAACGGCACTTCCTCATCTTGGATATACTGCCCGTTCGTCTTGGAATCGGCGAACAGGTCCAGCTGCTTGCCGATGTCGTCCGCGATCAGGCGATGCTTGTAGTATTTCTTGCCGTCCTTCTCCCACTTGTCCAGCGTGATATGGCCAGTCACGATGACCTTGTCTTTGTTCTGCAGCTGACCATCCCACGCCTGCGCCAGCCGGTCGAATGCCGTCACGTCGATGCCGCCATACGTTGCCTTTCCGTCCTTACCCTTGCCCTGGTAGTACGACAGGCGAAACGTCAGCACCGCCATACCGCTCTTCGCCACACGGCTCTCCGGCTCGAACACCGTGCCAGAAAGTGTCACATGATTCATGATTCCTTACTCCTCCCTGCTTCCCACTCTCTGAAAATCTCAAACCAATCGGCCGCATCCATCGTGATTTTCCAGCGCGTGTGGTTGCGCCGATGGGCTACGATCGGCAAGCTGCCGTCATGCTTCGCCTCGGCATCGCGCCGCGCCTGATCGAGCGCATCATCGATGTTCAAATGCTCGACGCGCTTGACCTCGATGTGAATGCCAGGCAGGCCGACGCAGTCCGCCGCATCGCCGGTCTTCCCGCAATACTGCGCCGTCCGGCGCACCTCGTAGCCCATCGACCGGCAAAGCCTGGCAAACTCTAGCTCGCCGGCCTTGCCTTTGGTCCTGCTGTTTGTCATGCTCTCACCTTCCTTTGGCTGGCTCCGCTAAATATCAAACACTGCGAGGTGTTGCGCAGCCGGTCCATGATGCGGCCTGAGTATGTACCGGCCAGCTCCTCTTTGCTGAGATTTGTCGTCACGATGATCGGCAGCATCTTGTTGTACCGCTCGGTGATGATGCTGTCGACTTTGCTGAGTACCCAGCTTTGGTCGGTATTCTCACTGCCGAGGTCATCGATGACCAGTAAAGGCGTCGAGCGGATGCGGCGCTCGTAACGTGCCCACTCCTCTTTGCTGAGAGCCCGCATCGTAAAGAGGTTGTCGATGAGCGAGCACATCGGCACAATGAGACAACCGCCATCCTGCACGCTCATCCAGTGCCGCATCACGGCCACAGCCATCGTCGTCTTGAGCGTGCCATAGTTGCCCGCGAGGATGAGGCCATAGCCGCGCTTGACATTCTGCTGGATGTCATCGGCGTAGGCCTTCACGGCCTTGTAGTTCTGCCGGATATCCCAGTCGGGCGGCAGCCCGCGCCGCTCGATGCTCTCGAACGTAATGCCCTGATAGCGCTTGCCGATGCCCGCAAACTCAAGCGCCTTGATGCGCTTCTCCTGCTCGCGTGCATCAATCCCAGCCGGACTTCTCGTTGGCCCACTTGCGCCGCTCGGCTTCTGGATCAAAGCGGCGCGCTTTCTTGTGATTTCGGCCAGTATTATTTGCAGGTCTGGATCCATCTGCTTTTCCATGTCCATGTTCCTCCTCTGGATCGTCATATCCGTTCTGCTCCCAGCTCCTCAGGATTCCTTCGATGTACCCCATACTTCGGTGGGCTCGATAATCTGCCCGGTCGATGGCTTTGAGTAGCGCGTCCTTGCCGTAGTGATCTAGACAATCTCCGAGCCGCTCCAAATCTGCCGGACTCGGTACGGGTCGGATACTCTTCTCGTAAACCTCGACCACCTGACGGAAGGTCTCCTCTTGGGGTGGCGCTGTAGTAGAAGAGATATGTTTACTGTTTATACTGTTTATGTAGGGTTCAAAATTTGTACCCTTGGAGCCCTCTATGGGTTCATTTTTTGTACCCTTAGGGTTCAAATTTTGTACCCTTGCGTCCTCTATGGGTTCAAATTTTGTACCCTTGGCATCGTCTCCATAGAGCTTTGGGAGATGATACCGCATCTTTTTCTTGTGACCTGGGTCGATGGATTGGATGAAGCCCTTCCGTTCCAGTGACCGCCTTGTGCTGATGGTTGTCACCTTACTCTTGATACCAGCCTCGCGCATGATCTGGGAATTGGCTACTTCGAACCATTCGGGCCACTTCAGCTGATTGGCAATCAGGAACAACCGTAGGTACATGGCCTGTTCCCTGCCATTGAGCACGCCGATGCTCTTCTCGCCGAACGCATTCAGTTGTCTGACGTAGTTCATTGACGTGCCTCCTCAACTTACAGATTCAGGTTGCCTTCCTCATTCAGGATCTCGCCAGTCTCTGGATCGACGTGCTTCTCTCCTTTCGACTGCTCCTTGTCGTAGTCGGCGTCGATGGTTTCGTCCTCCGTCTCGCTCGGGACATCGAGGATGTCGGCCGTCTTTTCGGTGTAGTGCTTGATCGACTCATCGGCAGCCACGGCGCGGACGAAGTCGGTCGCCATCGGCGCGTACTTGAGCACCTTCTTGATGACGGTCTTCTTGGCCATCTCGTCGAAGTTGGTCGACCACGGCGAGAAGCCCTTGCCGGCCGCTTTGCTGAACTGGTGCATATGCGCCTTGATATCGTCCACGCTCATCACAGCGAAGCCGCTGCCACCGTCCTTGGTGTGGTAGACGGCGTAGTAGAGGATGACCGGCCCGCGATCCGTGAGTGCTGGCACATGGCGGAGCTTCGGCTCGAGGCCAAGCTCATACTCAAACGTGTCGTTCTCGTGTACCTCATGCGCCTGCAGGTCCTTGCCGCCCGAGCGATAGAAGAGTGCCAGCAGGCCCTTGTAGCCGATCTGAAATTGGCACTCGAGGACGCCGTGGTTGCGGTACGGGATGAGATAGGCCTGGCCGAGTGGCGTGTTCGGCTCGAGGCCGAGCTGGGCCGCCTGCATCATTGCGCCGAGGAAGGACGGCGGCGTGCACTCTTGCAGCTGCCGGTTCGACGAGAGCGCCGTCAGCACAATGCGCGTGAAGCGTTCCGGCGTCAGTACCGTCGGCAGGGCCTTGCCGATTTGCGGCCCCATGCTCATGACGAGGGACTGCAGTCCCTTCGCCTTTCCTGCCTGGACCTCATTCTTCTTTGCGGCGATGATGCCGCCCTTGGTGGATGCCATAGTAATCAATCCTTTCTGATAATCGTGAATCATGCGATGCGGAAGACGCGAATCGGCTTGCCGACTTTACTGTACGCATCGAAGATATCGGGATGGTCGGCTTTCAGGCGCTTGCTGTCGATGGATGTGCGCCCCTTCTGTGTCTTCCACGTGATGCGGCCGCCCTCGTTCTCCGTGCCCCAAATGGCCGTTTCGTGGTCGCCCATGAACTCTTTCAGCCGGTTCTTGCCCGCCGTGATCTTCGCATCAAGCTCCTTCTTCCGCGCCTCGAGCTGACGAATGGCTTCAACCTCGGCCACCGCCCAGGACGGCAGCTCAATGCTCTCCGCTACGCCGCCACGGAAGCGCTCTGCCAGCGCCTCGGTGCAGGATGCGGAGCCATCCACTTCGGGCGGCACACGGTCGACAACACACTGCCAGAACGCCTTCTCCATTTCGAGCAGCGTCTGGATGTCCTCCTCGTTGCGCTCGATGGGCTTCCACACGTAGTGCTGGCCACCTACAAGGCAGGCGATGTACCAAACCGGCAGGCCCGTCACAAGCATGTAGTGCTGGCACTGGCAGTAGTAACTTGCCGGCACCTCGTCGCCTTCCCAGAGCGCTGCCTTGAAACCGTTGGCCGTCTTGCACTCGAGCCCCGCCTTCTCGCCTGCCACCATGCGGTCGACGTTCGCAAAAAGGAACGGATGCTCCTCATCTTGAACCATGCCATGGCGGCGGACCTTCTTGCCCGTCTTGCGCGTGAACTCCTGCGCCACAATGTCCTCGAGTTGATTGCCCCAGTAGACCGGCTCGCGGTCCGAGATGTCTTCCGGCACAACCTGCCCCGTCTTCTCGAGCCAAAGCTCGTACTTGCTCTTCCACGGATTCACACCCACGATCGTGCCTGCATCACTGCCGCCGATGCCCTGCGTGCGCATCTTGAGCCATGCATGTCGGTCCGCCATCTCAGCGACCGTCATAATCATCTTTGTCATGAAAAATCACTCCAATCTGTGGTACAATAACCACAACCAATAAGTTTTTCTTACATGTTGGCCGGACGTCTCATCGCCCGGCTCTTTTTTTACGCCCTCGCGCGCGCGCCATGCCGACGATCGACAGCATGTATGTTTCTTCCTGCGTCGTGGTGTTGCCGCATCTAGAAGGCCGGATGCATTGCGGGTACGGGCAGACAAGGCAGCCGTATCCAGGACGACAGAGTGGTGGCGGTATTTGATTTTTCCTTGCCATCACGCACCATACCTTTCCTCGAAATATCGGCGGCTGATCCTGCCGCGAATAAAGAGAAACCCCTTCTTCTCCAGCTCCCGGTTGAGCTCCGCGATGATCTGATAGGCCTTCGACCGCGAGCACCCAAAGAGCTCCATAATGTCAGCGACATAGAGGAAGCTAGGCTCAGTGTGATTTTTCGCCCGCATGGTGATCACCATCCCGCCTATGGTACTGGATGCGCAGGGTCTGCCCCGGCGTCAGATTGCAGAGGTCGACGCCCCGGTTTAGCTGCTCCATGTCGTACTCGTAGTCGAAGATGTACCGGTCATCTTCGTCCACATCACGGAAGTGCTCGACGATACCCCACCAGGTATCGCCGGGCTTCACCGTGTAGGTGAGCTCGACGAGGTGGGTGTCTTCCGCCGGGCGGCTTGCCATCCCGATGGAGATGGCCGCGATCCCGGCCAACGCCGCGCATATCGCGGCTTTTTTCAATGCCTTTTTTTGGCGCGCCCGTGCCTGCGCCACCTTCTCTCTGAATGTCATGTCCTTGAGCCTCCTTCCTTCTCCATGTGCATAGGTCAAGCAACAGGGTTCTGCTCCTGCTTCTTCTTGCGGGCCGCGATGAGGATGCGTGCAACCTCGGCAAAGGCCGCCTGGCTCGCCGGTGTGACCGGCAGCTTCTCGCCCTCCTTGAGGACGGTTCCGTCCTTTAGGATGTGGCGGAAATGGAATTGGTAGCGCTCCGTCATGTCTCATCCCTCCATGCACCTCATGTGCTTCTTGGCGGCCCACCGCGCGAGATCAGCCTCGGCTTCCTGCTCATTCGTGAACCAAGGCAGGGCGCGCACCGCGTGCCAGCTCCTGCCCGGTTTGCGGTAGAACGCCTTGAAAATGTCGTTCCCGAGCGCCGGCCGAACGGCGTACTGCCAGCCGCGTTCGTCGATGTATGTCTTCTTCATCCTGCTCACTCCTCTTCATCATGCAGATCACGCATGAGCTTGAGGGCCATGTCAAAGCCGAGCATGAAAGCATCACGCTCTGCCACGCCAACCTGTTTGCAGGTGAGGTCTATCAGCTTATTGCGTGCATCCGCATTGATGTCAAGCTCGTCGATGAATCCCTGGAGTCGCATTACCGCTACCTCGAACGCATAGCTCCGGCCCTGCGTAACATCTACCTTTGCATTAGTCATGTCATCCAATTTCCTCACCCCACGATCGTCAGCACCGGCTGCTGATCCTGCTCTATGGTCGGCAGGATGCCATGCTTCTTGAGATGCTGGTAGAGGAAAAGCCGCCCTTTCTGCGTCCATTTCGTGTTCATCTTGACGTCGGCGCGCCCGTCCGAGTGTGTGATGTCGACCGTCTCGGAGTGCGTGTAGCCCTTGGCCTGATACTTGCTGTAGAGCAGCCACTGGCCGCCGAGCTTGTAGATGATGCCGAGTTCGTGGAGCTTCCCATTCATGGCCTTACCGCTCATACCGTAGTCTTTCGCGATCTGCGTGATGCTCACGAGGCTCTTGCTGTTGAGGATGCGGTCGGTGTAGTCGGCTTTTGGCTTGAGCTCGCCGATGATCTGCTTCGATTTGGCAATGGTCGCGACTTTCTCGGCCAAGAGCTTCTGCGCGGCAAGGATGCCCTGCGCCATCTGCTCTTCCGGCGACTGCGGGACGTGGTAGCCGCCCGTCTTGCGGATTGCTGGGATGACATCGTGCGTGATCCAGCGTTTGAATGCCTTCGCCTCCGGCTTGCGGCTGCCGAGCACCAGCGAATAGAGGCCGGGCTCGTTGACACCGTTGACTGGCTTGCCATTGCTGGCACCCTCGATTGAAACGAGGGTGCGCTCATCGCTGTCAAGTCTGTTGAGCGCGTCACTTGGATTGCCAATATCAAGAGCGTGACAAACATCCGCCGCCACAAACCACGGTTCTCCATCGATGACGGTCGTGCGTACCCGACCGAACTCAGGATTCTCGAAAATCTGCAATTCATTCATTTCGTTTATTCTCCTCTCTGATTACGCTTTCTGCGTAACGCTTTAAGCGTTATTATGTGGCAAAAAAATAAGGTCGGCATACTTAACGTGATAGGTTCTCTCCATCTTCTCGATGATGGGAACATCGGGAAAACTACTGCCAGCTTCATAGTTTTGCAGCGTCTTCACGCTAATGCCTAAAAGTTTCGCGGCTTCTTTTTGGTTTAAGTTCTGGTTTACTCTTGCCGCTTTAAGCGTTATCGCCATGCGTGTTACCTCCTTTCTTTTGCTTACATCGTAAGCATACCACCGCTTTAAGCGGTAGTCAACCCCTAAAGCGTAATTTTTTATATTTTTTATTGTATTATCGCCGCTGAAAGCGTAAAATTATACATATAGAACATGAGGAGAGTGATAAAAATGAGTGCGCTTGGTAATAAAGAAATCATGGCTCGCAATATAAAGCGATATATGCAAAAAATGGGTATCAGCAGAAAAGATTTTTGCGAGCGCTTAGGCTTTGCCTATTCGACTGTCACAGACTGGCTCAATGCAGAAAAATATCCTCGCATCGACAAGATTGAAATGATGGCAAACTTCTTTGGCATCAGTAAAGCAGACCTTGTAGAGCCCCCCACATCCCCCGCCCCGCCCGAGCCGCAGAAAAACATAGAGACACCGCCCGCGCCAAAAGAGGATCGTGAGCACAAGCACCTACAAAATCTTTTGTCGGATCCGCATCTCCGCCGGATTTTGGAGTCCAGTGGTCAGCTGAATGAAAGTTCACTGCAAGAAGTCCAGAATTTCATTGACTTCCAGTTGGGGAAGAAGAAGCAATGATTCTTGCTGTACGAAAATGTACGAAAAAATATATTGTATAAGCCGCATGATAAGGGTATAATATCCATATATAAAGAGAATTGTACGAATTTACGGAGAGGAGTACCTTTATGAAGGCTGCTTTGATAGAGAACCTGATCACTGCGCATTGTTCCGGTGATGAGCGTCGTTTTGCCGACGCCCTGCAGGAACTTGTCGAGGATGAAACCAAAAAAGGCAACACACCGACTGCTGCTAGACTACGCAAAGCCTATACACAAAAGAGAGATTCACCTCAATCGTCGGAACCTAGATACTTTTTCAACAGTTCGGCGTTGTCTTCTACGCCCACTATGGCTGCCCCCCGCGATAAGGATAGCCTGCTAGAGCTATACGAAGTCCTCAGGCCATCCGTTTCCCTGGATGATGTCGTGCTGCCGGATAGCCAAAAGCAAGCCCTGGCGCAGTTTATTGTAGAACAGGAACAGGCAGAGACACTGCTGAAGCATAACATACCGCCCGCCAACCGCATACTGCTCTGTGGCCCTCCTGGCTGCGGCAAGACCATGACTGCGATGGCCATCAGCAATGCTCTGCATCTGCCGATGGCCTATGTTCGCCTGGATGGGCTTGTTTCCTCCTACCTCGGCCAGACGAGCACGAATCTGCGGAAGGTCTTTGATTCCGTTCGCTCGCAGCGAGTCGTGCTATTCCTGGACGAGTTTGATGCCATCGCCAAGAAGCGTGATGATGCCCACGAACTCGGCGAACTGAAGCGTGTTGTGACGACGCTGCTACAGAATTTCGATAATCTCCCAGCGAACGTCATTCTTCTGGCGGCCACCAATCATGAGCAGCTTCTCGATCCAGCCATCTGGCGCCGGTTTAATTTTACGCTCAGACTGACGCCGCCATCTCTGCCGCAACGCAAGCAACTCATCGAGAAAGAGCTGGCCAAGTATCATGTCGGCTCAAAAGTCAACGCTACCACGCTGGCAAAGATTACGGACGGCATGAGCGGCGCACGCATCGACGAACTGATACGTGAGGCCGCAAAGAGCTGCTTGCTGAAGGGGAGCATCAGCACTCCTGATATCGTGAAGCTCCTCATAAAACAGCAAACGCACTTCTCGGAGAGCAGTGATGACTCGATGCGTGAAATATGCCGCTTGCTTGACAGCGGGGTTTCGCTGCGGACTGCCGCGTCTGCTCTCGGCATATCTCATAGTACGCTCGAGTACCGGGTACAAAAATACAGAGGGATGAAGCATGACGGATAAAAAGAACCATCTCTGGATACCAGAGCAAGAAATCAAGCATATCGATAAAACGCCAACCGGCCGCGGAAACGATTACCCAGTCCAGCCCCGTGAACACGGAGAAAAGCTATCTCGCGGATTGCGGGACATCATGAAGTTCTTCCAACATATCCAATCTCCCGGACCACTCGACGAGAAGGATCTCATCGCCTTCCAGGTATTGTTGCAGGACAAAGAAGATTTCTCCGTGCAACGGAAGCTGATTGAGAGTGAGGGGCTGACCATCAACGCGGTAAGGAACCGGCGTCAGGCTGTAGTATCGGCCCCGAGAAGCGTCTTTGCGAATCTGCAAAAGCGTGTAGATCGTTATCGCGATAAGGGCATAAAAAAGGATTTTAAATACATAAAGGATTTCCTGCCCTTCCGTGGCGAGGATAAGTCCAACGATTCATTCCGACGATTCCTGCTAGCCAATCCGGAACTCCTTGATGTCGATGTTCAGATGGTCCTACTGCCAGATATGGCCTCTGCCATACAGACGAAGGCAGAAAAAGATATCGTCAGCAAGATACGCCAGAAAAACGGTCACGTACAGGGAGAACCTTATCATCTGACCGATGGCACTGCCATTATCCGAGCAAAAATGTCGCCGAGCTCTCTGATGGATATATCGGATGACCCACGTATCTATCAGATAAAACAAACGTCGTTTTTTCGGAGTCTAGAGGGCAGCGGCTACTCTCCTTATCCTGGAGCATGGACTTTAGATCCGACAGTCGATATCAACAGCCTGCCGGCTGTAGTCATCCTGGACGATGGCGTACAGCTTCCCGGTGAGCTGCAGTCTGTGGTTGCTGTACAGTGGAGCGCATCAGGATGCAGCCGTGAAAAGACAGCGGCCGATCATGGTACGTTTGTAGCCAGCCGAGCTGCATTCGGATATATTGGCCAGCACGGAGTTTCACAGACGTTAGTGCCAAGGGCAAGAATCATCGATGCGCAGATTGCTCATACCGGTGAAGATGTCGCAGGAGATACGTTCGTTCGGAGAGTCCAGGAAGCAGTAAAAGCCTTTGCGGATGTAGCAAAGATATTCAACTTATCCTACAATGCCACTTCCCCCATCGAGGGTGACGAAATGAGCCTGCTCGGCAGCGAGCTGGATTCCCTGAGCCAGAAGTACGATGTACGATTTGTCATATCTGCTGGCAATCATGTAGTATGCAGAACGGCCCCTACGCTCAAAGAAATTCTTGATGATGACGATAGCCGTATCGCTGAGCCAGCCGACGCTCTGCTGGGCATCACAGTCGGTGCTATCGCAGGGGAACAGCACGAGGCGAGCATAAGCAAGCAGTACGACATCGTCCCGTATGCCCGCCGTGGCCCTGGTGCCTTTGGATTTTCCAAGCCCGATATAGTAGCTTACGGAGCTACGATTGATGCTGCTAGTGGGCAAAGCATCCCGGATACCTATGCATTGGGGATCGACAAGACAGGTTTCCAGGTTCTACCCGGCACCAGCTTCACGGCTCCCATAGCCGCCGGTGATCTCGCGCAGGTCCTATCCATAGTCCAAGGCGGCGATATCAACCTCGCCCAGGCATTACTTTACAACGGCGCACAACATGTATATGACCACGCCGATCTCCAACAGGATGTAGCAGATTATGCATCAAATCTTTATGGTCATGGCCTCTCCTCGCCTGAGAACAGTATGTACTCGTCAGAGAACAGAGTTTCATTCGTCCATTCTGGAACCATGAACCGGCTGGAGAAACAGCGCGTCAAGTTTTTCATTCCTGCAAGCATAGCCAATCTTCGTCTGAAACGTGGTGAGAAGAAGTTGCGTGTAACCGTTACCTGCGTCACATGCCCGCCTACTGACAGAAGCAAGGGCGATGAATATGTATCTGCCTACGTTTCGGCATCTATCCACCGCTTGAACAGCAACGGCAAAAATGTTACCGATAATCCATCGGTCAGCGAGAAACGCAAAAAATGGGATACCTGCTGCCACTTCAGCAATGAGTTCTCCAGCTTCAGCCCTGGCGATTGGGAGGTATGGCTCGAACTGTTCACGCGGTGGAGTATTGCGGACGATCAGGAAATCCCTTATTCCTTGGTTGTTACGCTGGAGGATCTGACTTCGTCAAATAACCTCTACTCTGAGATCATTCGCGAAACAGCCGGAAGGTTCCAGCCGATGCAAGCATTGCGTCTGCAAAATCAGCAATGACAGAAACCTAGAACCGCCAGCAGGCGGCCATGAAAGGAACTATATAACGGAACGACAAGGAGGTCCTTTATGGACAGAAACGAAATCATCACCATGAAGAGTCAGTTCGATGCCATCGCACATTATGATGACGAGGCACAGATTGAATTTTGGTATGCACGAGAGCTACAGGAAGCATTAGGATATACCAAATGGTCAAATTTCATCAGAGTCATAGACAAGGCAAAAGACGCCTGCGAAACCACTACTCATGCAGTTTCGAATCATTTTGCCGACGTCGGGAAAATGATATCTATCGGCAAGGGTGCTACCCGTGAAGTAGAAGACATAAAACTTACTCGCTACGCCTGCTACCTCATCGCACAGAATGGAGACCCTCGGAAAGATGAGATTGCCTTTGCTCAAAGCTACTTCGCCTTGCAGACACGGAAGCAGGAGCTGATAGAGGACCGTATCAACCTGTTGCGCCGCTTCGAGGCGCGAGAGCGCTTGTCCAAGTCCGAGGCACTGCTTTCAAAGAACATTTATGAACGTGGTGTCGACGATCGTGGCTTCGGCCGCATCCGTTCAGCCGGTGACGCTGCGCTCTTCGGCAAGACGACAGCCGCCATGAAGGAACAGCTCGACGTCAAGAAGGGCCGCCCGCTGGCCGATTTCCTCCCCACGCTTACTATAGCAGCCAAGAATCTGGCCACCGAAATGACCAATCATAACACAGAAGAGAAAGACCTCTACGGTGAAGCCTCTATCACGCAGGAACATGTCGGCAATAATCGAGCCGTACGCAGTATGCTGGCACAGCGTGGTATAAAGCCCGAAACACTGCCGCCCGCCGAAGATATCAAGAAACTCGAGCGCCGCGTAAAATCTGAGGAAAAGAAGCTTGCCAAAGGCACCGGCTTCAAGAAGCCTGGCAAGTCGGATAAATAAAAAGTCCGCCCGCAGGCGGCCATGAAAGGGCCATATTCGTGGATCCACGAAAAAGGTAGAAAGGTTGTGATCCCATGCCCGCATATAAGAATGACGCAGGCCGCTGGTACTGCGCCTTTTACTATAAGGATTGGACCGGCAAGCGCCGGAAGAAGAAAAAAGAGAGCTTCGGCACAAAGCGCGAGGCGCTTGAGTGGGAGCGGGATTTTTTGGATAAGTACGCTGGTACGCCAGAGATAACCTTCACCGCGCTTGCCAAGGCATACTTCGAGAGCGCCAAACTGCGCCTCAAGCCGCAGACGTACTACACGAAGCGCAATATCACCCGCAACCATCTTCTCCCCTTCTTCGGCGACATGATCATCGGCACTATCGACCGCCGCATCATCAACCGCTGGCGCGAGGAACTGCTTCGCGCAGGTTACAAGACGACATACCTGCGCACGATCCATGCGCAGCTCTCAAGCATCCTCAACTACGCGATGGAATGCTACGGCCTGCCCAGCAATCCGTCCGAGGCCGTCGGCGGGTTCTCGAAGCATACCGTCTCGAAGATGGACTTCTGGACGCTCGAAGAATTCCAGCACTTCGCCATGTCCGCCCTGCAGTTTCCCCATCACATCATGGCCTTCTACTTGCTGTTCTGGACAGGCATGCGCGTCGGCGAGATGCTGGCTCTGACCTGGGATGACATCGACTTCGAGACAAATTCCATCTCGATTACCAAGACCCTGTACCGCATGCAGAAGACGTCCTACGTCAGCACCACAAAGACCATCTCAGGCGACCGCACCATCGTTATGCCGCGCTTCATCGCCGAGATGCTGCAGGACTATCGGCGCATGTCCGCCTATACGAGCGAAGAGCGCATCATCCCCATCACCCGCGACGCCCTACTAAAGAAGCTCCATGAAGGCGCAAAAAAGGCTGGCGTGAAAGAGATCCGCATTCATGATCTGCGTCACTCTCACGCCAGCCTTCTCATCAAAGCTCATTGCACACCAGTCGAAGTTGCCGACCGCCTTGGCCACAAGGACCCATCCATCACTCTCAAGATCTACAGTCACATGTATGCCGCCCAGCGGCAGAAAATCGCCGATATGCTTGATGACATGCGAGAGTAG